GTTAGCAGCTCTATAAGCTTTAACGCCTTTAGATGTCATGCCAGCACCAGATTTTGTAGACCTATAATTTGCACCCTTACCTTTAGTGGTTTTTCTTATAGGGTTTTCGGCCATTACTTTTTCTTTTTAGGTTTTTTAGCCGTCTTTGCTGATCTTACAAAGTTTGCTTTAGTAGGTGCACCTTTAGTTCCAGGTTTTCTCATTTTCTCACCACTACCAGCAGCGATTCTCTTTTTTTTCGCGTGAATATTCGCGTACAAACCACGTTTAGCCATGTGCTCTTCCTCCTTTTTTATATCCCATTGCTTTAGCTACTTTAGGAGCTTTCTTTTTTAATGCTCTTAATCCTTTTCCTTTTTTTCCACTTGGTATTTTTTTCTTCATGATTTTTTAAATCCTTTTAATGTTTGTGCAAATCTAGCACGTTGTCCCATCTTACCGGGTTTTTTTGCCGCTTTTGCTAAAACTTTAGCAGGAATCTTTTCACCTTTTTTAATACCTAAAGATTTTCTTAAAGACCCTGGTTTCTTAATTGCTTTTTTAATGTCTAACTTTTTAGCCATTAAGAATTCTTTCCGTATGCTTTACCTTTTCCTTTTTTAGCCATTCCACAACCTCGAACTTTACCACCACTTTTGTAGCCTCTTTCAATTTCGTCAACGACTCTTCTTTTTTCTGCTCGTCTGTTTTTGTTCATCTTTTCAGAATCAATTCTTCCTAATTCTTCAAGATTATTCATTCTTCCTGTATTCATTATTTACTAGCTCCTCTAGATTCGTCTCTTCTAGATTTATAACTTTGTGTTTTAGTAGATTCTTTTCCTCTTCTTGCTCCTAAAGACTCATCTAGTCTATCATTAGCACCTTGTTTTTTCATACCTGTACTTCCATAAGGAAATCTTACGTTTGATCTTTGTCCGTTTTGTCTCATTTTTTTGCTCCGTTGTTTCTAAATATTTGTGTTCCCTTTATACCATATATGCTCGCAACTACAAGGATCCACAAATTTGTAAACCATCCCGGAAGTGCCGCAAAATGTTCAAAGAAAATATTTACTTTGTCCATTGCTGCCGGATCGTCTGATACGACTGCCCAGGCCAGGATTGCTATTGGCGCCGAGAGAATTATCAAAACTGCCTCGTCCTTCCAGTCTGACTGACGGGCTTCTAATAATTTGCCTTGGTAAGCTTCCTTACCTTCGGCCATACGAGATGCATGCATAAGTTGTGCATCCGACATAGCCATTTTTGTTCGCTGCTTGTTAGCGTAAATTTTACTTCCAGCAGAAACGGCTAATTTAATTGCCGATAACCACATGTTAGTACCAAGTAGCCTTAACAGGTTTTTTATCAGCTCTTAAAGCTTTAGTTCCTTTTACAGTAACTACTTCTGCTTTAGTACCACTCGTCATAGGAATAGTAACGCCGCCTGTTGCATAACCATCAGCTCCAGCCCCTAGTTCTTTTACAACTTTAGGGTCTTTGTCCATAAATCTAGATCCTCTAGTCCAATCTTTGCTCATAATGTTTCTCCTTAATGATATTATAGTTAATTTTTCTTAAAATTTCTACCGAAATCGTGAACTTTACTTTTGTCTGCCATTTGTTGTTTAGCAATTGACACTCCTGCACGCAATCCAGCTAGTTCTTCGTTTTGTTCTAGCTTTTCATCGTGTTGTTGGTCGTCCATCATAGCTCTCATCGTGTCTAAGTCTAATCTTGCTTTATTATTTGCAGTTCTGTCTTGGTCTGCTTTAGCTTTTAGGTCTAATTCACGTGATTTTAGTTTTAAAAGTGGGTCTCCACCTACTTCAGAGCTAATTTTGTCTTCTTCTTTAGCATAATCAGCTGTCATTTCTGCAATTAGAATAGCTTTTCTTGCTTCCATCATAGAAGTTAGTTGTTGAACACGTTGTTGCATCTGCATTGCTTGTGGATTTTGTTGCATCATCTGCATTGCTTGTGGATTTTGCATCATTGGTGCCATTTGTTGTTGAATAGATTGTAATTCTTGTAGTTCTTCAACATATTCTAATTGAATTTGTTCTTGTGCCATTAAAGAAATGTGTTCAAGTATGTTTTTTTGTAAAGACATCATCGCCATTGGATTATTTTGCACCATAGAGATAGACATGAAACTTAAATGCGCATCGATGTGTGCTTTATGATCTTGACCAGGGTATGCTTGAAAAGGTTTACCACTAATTGCCATGATATGTTCTAAACTTGGATCCATTGGTTGTGGTGGCATTGGTGGAGGTAAGATTGCATTTATATTTTTAACTCCAATTGCATCATACATAGATCTGTAAGCTTGATATAAATTATGAATTTTAGGATTTGATTGCGCTAATTGTAATTGTGTTTGCGCCATAGAAATTCTTTGTGTTTGAGAAAATATATTTGGATCAGCAACCGGTAGAATATCTACTTTGTCATCAAAGTCTGCTACTTTAACATTTCTTGATGCACCTGGAACGTCGTAAGGATATTCCGTAGGCAGATAAGATTTAAATACTTCTGCTAATAATTTAAATTCATTTTTTAATCCTACATATAATCTTTTATGAATAGCTGACATAACACGTGATCCACGTTCTAATAATGCAACCGTAGTTCCAACTGCAGCTCCTTGATTCATATCTCCTACTTGCATATCAGCAATAGATGCAAATCTTTGTGCACCTGATACTACGATACCCATTAATTGTAATAAAGTTTGATCTGGTCCTTTAAATGGTAGTTGCATAAACTGATCTTTAATATTTCCACCAGGTACATCGACATCTCTAAATTCTCCAGGTTGTAATGGTTGAGCATCGTCTCTCATTCTTACACCTCTGGTTTTAAAACCAGCTGGTAAGTTTGCTAAAGTTCCAGCATCTAACAATTGTCTTAAAGCAACTGTAGCTGTTCTAGATAATCCACCAATCATGTGAATTAAACCTAAACCATAAAAACCTAAACCTGGTAAAAATTTAAAATGTACAAAATAATCTTTTTTCTTTTTTAAAGGATCAAGTGCTTCATAGTTTCTTCTAATAGATAAAACTTTACCATTAGCTTCATCAATTGTAATAATGTAAGGAAGTTTAACTCCTGTAGGTTCTTGATCTTCAGGATTAACATCTTCATGTCCTTCTAAATCTATATCAACATGCATTTCTAAAATTGTGTACATGTCTTCACTACCACCTTGAGTAATACCTTCTAATTCTAATTCTTTTTGTTTAAGTTGATCTTGTTGTAAAGGCGGCTCTCCCAAATCAATGTCTTTGTAAAAGCCATTGATTTGTTGTTTTCGTAAATCATTTTGTGACATACGAATAACATGGATTACAGCTTCCGCATCTTCTAATGAGGTAGCAGAGTACGGCACGACTAAATCTTCAGCCGGTATAAATTTTGAAACGGCTCTACCTAATAGATCATCATAATAGACTTTCTTAAAAGTAGAACCGCTGAGGGGTAGATAGAAAAGCATTTGATCAAACTCTGGTTCATATTCTTTCATCTGATCCATAATTTGATAATTCATAAAATCTTTAACACGTTTAGATTGTTCTTCTTTAGCGACACTTGCATCGCCCATAATTTGTGTTCTTACAGGACCGTCGGCTGGTAATAATTCTTTATAAGCTTGTGCTTGAAATTGTGTAACGGCTTCTGCTAATACGGGGTGAGTAACTGAACTTGCTCCTCTAAAAGGTTCTGTTCTAGTTATATATTTAAAACCAAGTAAGTTTAATCCTTCTCGATAACTTTCTTCCCAATCTTGTCTTGATTGTCTGTAGTCTTTATACTTATCCATTAACTCAGAAGATAATGTATCTAAAACTGAATCTTCTAAGAACTCTGCTAAATTTTCAAAATGATCTTGTCCACCTTCTGGATTAACTGAACTTGGATCAAAGTTAACAGTTGCTCCTCCGTCATCATCTATTTCAATTTCTGGAGCGTCACCTTGTTGTCTTTCAACAATTTCTTGTTGAGTTTCTATAATCTCTTCTTGTCCTGGAATTTCAATTTCGGTTTTTGTATTGGGTAATGATTTGTCTATAGTAGCCATAAGCTATTCTATCCTCTATCTGTTATTGTTTCAACACCTTCTTCGACAGTAGTACTATCAGGAGTTTGTTTAACTGTCAAACTATCAAGTACTTCTTTAACCATGTCGGGAGAGGCTTTTGCAGAAGCGTCTGGCTTACCAGGGTTCTCTAACATCCATTCCATAATCTCGGATTGAGTAGCGGGCTCGTCGTTAGGTTTGACTATTTCGCCAAGAGTTGAATTATATTTTAATTCCATTAGATTAATTTAAAGTCTACATCAACTTTGTTATAGTCTACCATCAGATAGCCACTGTTGTGTTTAACAGAAGCCCATGGTACTTCATGAGCCATAACTCCTTGATAAACTTTAGGATTATTTAAATATGTAAAGTTGTAGATGTTAATGTCAGATGGAGATTTTCCAACTAACTCAATATTATCTTTTAATCTTATATCACTAAAACCTAAATCAGAACTTCTTGCATCTCTTTGTCTTGTACCTGCTTTACTTCCATAACTATCACTTGCTCCTGTATATGATTTACCAGAATCATAATTATTTCCATAGTTAGGATTTTTTTGCATAAAAGTTTGAGCTTTAGCTTTTTCAGCTGCTATTTTTTCAGCTGCTATTCTTTGTTGATCAGCAATTGCATTATCTAAAACTTTTTGTGTAATATCTAAAAAGTTATTTTTATAATTTAATTTTTTTACATCAGATAATTTATTATAAGTTTTTGTTTGTTTTGCTAAAGTTTTTTCTAACATTTCTATAACATCATTAGTTCCAAAACCAGATACAACATTTTTACCTTGAAGAGGATTAGTAACTAACTCACCATCTAACATCATTTTAGATGAAAATTTATCAAGATTTGAATTAGGATCTGTTACTATCATACCCATACTGTCTGCAAAATTTAATTGATTTGCAAGATTTGGATTATAGTTAGCAGCATTAGTATTTAATGGATTTCGTGCATTAGCCGCCATCATTAATGGAGTAAATGCTAATTTTGCTCCTTCTTTAAATTTTCCTGGTAAATCTATTGAAGTAATTCCATCTTTAACATTGCTAAACATATTTTTAGTTTTGTTAAATAAACTTTTTTCTGGGTTGCCTCTTGATAAAATCATATTATCAATAATTCCTACATTAGGATTATTTAAATATTCTTTGTTTTGATATAATTCTTTTAAGTTAGTTACTTTGTTAGGTGCATCTTTAAAATCAAAACCTGGTTGAAAATCTAAATCTTCAAATCTATTATCCGCAAATCTTTCTAAATTTTGTAATCTATTTGGCATGTACTCAGGATTCATAATTAAATCTTGATATATTTCTGGAGTTGATGGAGCAGGAGCTACGGTATTACTAAATCTATCTATGTTTGTTTCTCCAGCAACATTTCTCATGTTGGGTGTTCCAAAACCTGTCATTCCTAATTCTTCAGAAACAACTCTTTTGTCGTTAGTAGGATTACCTAAATTGTTAACATTAAAAGGTAAGTATTCTCCAGCAACCTCTCTCATGTTAGGACGTTGAAAACTATTTATTCCAGAATTAGTAATAGTAGTTACACCTGCGTTTTCCATAATTTTTGGAGCTGCATCTATAACACCTGTTTGATTTGATAAATTATCTGCAGCTGTAATCATAAATCCATTATTGTTAGGAGAATTATCTTGTACTACAATTTCTTCATTTTCATCATAGCCTAAAGGCATAAAGTCTGCACCTCCACCTTTTTGAAAATTTTGTCGAGGTACCATCATAGTACCCACTCCACCACCGTTAGCGTACCCCGCTCCTTCAGAGTCGATTGGTACAAACTGATCGTGGTATTGATGGTAAGTTTTATTT